GTTAAAAGGCAATTCTTTTGTTAAAGACATAGTTAAAGAAGTTCAAACATATAAGATAGTATAGGAGGTATATATGAAACTAAATGACAAAGTCTATAATGTTATAAAATGGGGATTATTTATATTTATTCCTGCTTTGACTACATTGCTAGGAAGTTTAGGACAAATATACAACTTTGATACTGAAAAGATAGTTTTGACAATTTCGGCAATATCTACTTTTTTTGGTATCATTACAGGAATATCTAATCATAATTATTATAAAAAAGGAGATGATAACAATGAATAAAGAATTACTTGAAGAAATCATTGAAGATTTAGTGATTGATGAAAACAATCCAATTGATTTAGAAGATAAACATGAAGGAGATGAAGAATAATGCCAACACCTCATGAATTTTATTTATCAGTAATAGGGAAAGGATTTGATACTGATGGTTATGGGTATCAATGTGTAGCAGGTTTTAAAGTATTCTGCAAACAAGTATTAGGATTAAATTACTATCATAAATCAATATGCTATGGTGGAAATCCAAGTGGTTATGCTTATAGAATATGGTATAACTTTGATAGTCTAGGACTAGGAAAATACTTTGATAAAGTAGCTCCAAATCAAATGGTTGATGGGGATTGGGCAGTATGGAAATATGGTAGAGGAAACAACTCATGTCCTTATTCTCATATAGCAATGTTTAGAAAAGACAATGGAAATGGAACAGGAGTATTTTTAGGACAAAATCAAAGTGTTAATGGTGGAAGATTTAGTCAAGTAAATATATCTTATTCAGGTCTATTAGGTGGATTAAGACCTAAAATATATCATCAAGCACCTGCAACAAATAAGAACTATGTTAATTTACCTCCACAATATGACAAATGGGCATTCTATAGATTAGATTCAGCACCTGTTAAGAAGAATGCTATAGGTAATCTAAATCCTAAAAAGTTTGGTGGGTTATCTTATTATATATATTCATATAGAGATAATAGAACAACTGCTGAAATTCAGACTGTCCAATTTGGTAGAGTAAAAATATATATTCATAATACACCTGCAGTTATCACATATGATAGATACCTTTATAAAAATGGAAATCATTAAGAAATTGATACCAAAAACATAGCAAATTCTAATGAAAACATAAAAAGAGTATAATGTATCATCAAAACTTAAAAATCAAAATTTAAGGCAAAAAAGACTAGATTAATTTCTAGTCTTATTTTTTTGTTTGAATAATATTAAAAAATATGTTAAAATATTCCACCTCTAAAAAGGAGGTGGAGTAGGGGAAGTGATGAAGGTAACTTATCAAAAGAGAGATGGTAGAATTTTAGAAAGATATAGAAATACTAATCCACCCTATAGAATTGGAGATTATACTTCTATGGGTTGGAAATTGCTTAACATTGAATATTGCTACAAAGACAAATTATATACTGAAATAGAATATTACAAGATGATAGAAAAAAGAAAACAAAATTATTTAAAAAAGAAACAGATCAAAGAAATAATTGTAAAGCATATTATATCTTTATTATACTATATAATAGGATTATTAATTATAAACCTTATTATATATTAATAAGGATATGAAGGTTCATTGTTAAGAATAACTGCTTAAATTGATAAAAAACCATCATTGTAAAATATTAATGTGTAAAGTTAAAAAATAAATTGAAAAAAAAGTTGACTATAAAAAACAGGTATTGTAAGATGTAATTGTAAGAGGAACATAAACAACTTATACTGTATCTTAAGTAGTTAACATAATATCAATTTGAAGTAGTTAAACACCACTTAAGATACTCAATCTTAGGTGGTGTTTTTGTTTGTCTAGAAAGGAGCAGTAATGAAGAAAGTTTATTATCCAGAACTTGTTGGAGAAATGGCAAAAAAAGGAGAATCACAAACTTCACTTGCTAAATTACTAGAAATGAGTAGACCTGCAATAAGCAATAGATTATCAGGAAAAACTGAATGGACAATAAGTGAGATTGATAAGTTATGTCAATACTTCGACAAAGACTATTACACATTATTTAAAAAAGAAAGTAAATAAAAAAAGAAAAGGAGAAAAAGGGAAATGGAAGATAAAAAAATGATGGAAATTTTAAATAATAATTATAAGAAAGCAAGAATGGAAAATATTAAGAAAGCTAAAAAAGAAGAAAAAAGAAGAAATGCAAAAGAAAGTGTGTTCTTTATAACATTATTCTTTTACAGCATGGTAGTTGGAATTTTAGCATTGTTAGGATCACAAACAACTACATTAACAGGAGTATTAACTTATTTAATTACATTTATAGTTACAACAATTCTTATGAGTCTTTCTACTTATAAATTATTTAGATATTAGGGGGAAAGATATGGAAAAAAAGCCAAATTACTATGCTGTTATTCCAGCAGAGGTAAGATATGATACAGAACTAAAAGCAAATGAAAAAATATTATATGGAGAAATATCAGCATTATTAGATAAAGCAGGAGAATGTTATGCCAGTAATACTTACTTTGCTAATTTATATAAAGTTGATCCTAGCACAATAAGTAAATGGATTAATAGTTTAAAAGATAAAAACTATTTAGAAGTTGAATACATAAGGCAAGGAAATGAGATAAAACAAAGAAAAATTAAGATTAGGGGTATTGCCAAATGGCAACAGGGGTATTGCCAAAACGCCAAAGAGACTAAAGAAGAAGAAGATAAAGAAATATATAAAGAAAGTATTTTTGATGTAGTAGAAAAAAATTTAGGTAGAGTTTTATCTCCTATAGAAATAGAAGTTATTAAGAATTGGGATTATGATGAAGAAATTATAGTATTAGCTATAAAAGAAGCAATGTTACATAATGCTAAAACAATAAAGTATATAGATAGAGTTTTATTTAATTGGAAACAAAATAAATTAGAAACAATAACAGATGTTAAAAATTACATAGATGAATTTAGTAATAAAAAACCTAAACAAAAAGAAAAAGAAAATAATATTAGTTACTATAAAGAACTTTAATGAATAATGACATAGAAGAAATTGTATTAGGACATTTATTACTAAAACCAGAATTATTTAAAAGAACAGTAATAACAGAGCAGCATTTCCTATTAGATGAAAACAAATTTATTTTTAAACTATTAAAAAAGCAATATGAAGATATTCAATCTATAAACATTATTGGATTAGTAGAATCATATAAATCTTCATTCACTACTAAATATCCTGCTTCTAAAATTGTTCAAAGATTAACTGAACTACTATCAGATACATTATTGCAAGTTAATGATTATGATTACTTTCAAGATTTATTATTTCAAAAGTATATAGACAATGAAATGATGAAAGTTATTAATCAATTCAAAAATAAACAAATATCAAAAGAAGAAATGCTAGAAGTTATACATAAACTAGAAAGCATGAATATTAAATTGGATGACAATAAACTAAATGGAAAAGAAATATTTCAATTAATAAATGCTAAAAACAAAAATATAAGTTTTAGATTTAAAAAATTATCTGATACTGCTAATATCCAAGAACATGACTTAGTGATAATAGCTGCAAGAACAGGATTAGGTAAAAGTGGTTTTTGTCTAAACTTATTAGAAGATTTATCAGATCAATATAACTGCTTATATTTCAATATGGAAATATCTGAAAAACAATTATATCAGAGATTAGTTTCTATTAATTCTAAGATAGACATGAATTATTTAGATAATCCAGAAACTGAATATCAACAAGAAATAATAAAAAATGCTTGTGAAAATATTTCAAGAAAGAAAATAAAAATATATTCACAAGGACAGACAGTAGCAAGTATTAGAAGAAAAATTATGAATGAATGCAAGAATGGACATACTATAGCATTTATAGACCATGTAGGATTAATTAAATCAAAAAAGGAATCTACTTTATATGAGAATTTAACTGAAATAGTAAAAGAACTTAGACAAATAAGTTTAGACTATGACTGCACAATATTTTTAGTTAGTCAATTAAATAGAAGTGCAGATAATAAACAATTACCAAAAATATCAGAACTTAAAGATTCAGGGGAATTAGAACAATCAGCAACAACAGTAATATTAATGCATGATGAATTACAAGATAAGAATATTAGTAAGGATCAAGTAGATATTAGTTTCTTAATTGGGAAAAATAGAAATGGTTCTTTAGGAATGACTAAATATTCTTACAATAAATTAACTCAAAGATTTGATTAGGAGGAATTATGGAAAAAATAAATGAAGATCAAATAGAAAGATTATATGAAATTTTAAATAAATATTATATTCAATTAGATTGGATAAAAAAAGTATGCAATATCACTAATATTAGAGATATGTCAGTTTGGCAATATAATTACTTACTAATGATTATAAAACAGGTTAAAGAGATAAATGGTTAATACATATTTATTGAAGAAAAATATAGTGATATTGGATGAAAATGATTATAGAAAAAAAGTAAAAGGATTAAAAATGTATTTTAAAAAATCATATAAACATTTAACTTTTGAAATAATGCCTAGTTTAACTGAATATGGAAAAAAAGATGGAATCTATTCAATAGATATTCCTATAGATGAATTGTTCATAAAGTGCTATGGAAAGCTCCAATTATATTTTTCAGTAAAGAATGACTTAGTAATAATTGAAGATATTACTCCATGTGATATTTTACTTCAATGTCATAAAGGAATATTACCTATATATCATGGAATCCCATACTATCAAGAAAGAGATTTATTTAAACTAAAACTATTGGAGAAGAATAATGAAGGAAAAATTTAAAGAAATTAAAAGAAAAATAAAAAAAGCATATAGAGAACTAACAATTGATAAAAACAGATATTATTGGAAAAGAAAATATTATAAGACTTTAAAAGAATTGAAAGATGCTAATGAAAGAAATGAAACATTGTCAGATGATCTAAGAAGAATGTATTGCCAAAAGAATAATGCTAAACATTATTGGTATAGATTTTGTATATTGCTAAATATGATTGAGAAGGAAGAAAACAAAAGAGTGTAAATGAAAAAAATAAAAGAGTATGCATTGTATAAGGGAGAAAAATGTCTAGGTGTTGGTTCAATTAAAGAATTAGCAGAACAATTTAATGTGCAAGAAAAAACAATAAAATTCTATTTAACTCCCACTTATAAAAAAAGAGTTAAAAAAGGTAAAAATAGAAAAGAGTTGATATTAATTGAGTGAGAATAATACAATCATCCATTTTGAAGGATTAAAGCAAGTTACTAAAAATTATATTCAATTCCAAGAATATGGATTCAAATATTATATTTATAATCCATTAACAGATGAACTAAAAGAAGAAATATTAAATAAAAACAGCATAGTGTTTAATAATCATTGTTATGAAGGATTAAAATTTTATATTGATAAGATAGGAGGAAATTAGTATGGAATTATGGATTAGAAGTCAAGATAGAGAAATATTATTAAAAGTAAATGAATTAGAAATAGAAGAAAATATGATAATTGCTTTTGATAACAACAAATATCAATGCTTAGGAACATATAAAACAAAAGAAAGAGCATTAGAAGTATTGGATGAAATATCTTCTAAAATCAAAAATAGATATATTGTTTCTACAACAGCTGCCATAATCTCAAAAAATGATATGGCAAAAGAGTATAAAAGACTTAACTATTTATATTCAGGAGAATTTATTATGAATGAACCACCTTTTGAAATAAAGCCAATAAATAGCAATATTATTTATTATGAAATGCCAGAGGAGTGATAAAGAATGATAATTACATATAAAGAAATATTTAAACTAAAGGTAATGTTAGATAAAGAAAATATTCCATATGAATTTTATGATAGAAGTTTTTTCAATGCTGATCCTAAAATAGAATATCCTTCATATCAAATAATAATCTATAAACCTAGTCAAGAAAAAGCTGAATCTCCAGAAAGATTAATATCTGTTGTTCAAGGTAGAGCAACATATGGATCAGAACAGGATTTGCTAGAAATAATGGGATGTTTAACAAATAGTGAAAAAAAGTATGATTCAGTAGCAGGTTATTTATCAGCAAAAGAAGTATTTAAAAGAATCAAGAAAAATTATAGCAAGTGTTTAGGAAGTGATAAATAGTGATTTCAGAATTAACTGCAATAACACCAGAATATATGAAGCATAGAATAGAAGAAGAAACACAGCAATATAAGCAAGAAATAGAAAGACTAAATAAATTAATATCTCAAAGAGAAAAGAAATGGGAAAAATGGACTACTGAAAAAACTATTTTATCAACAAAAATGAGTGATTATTTATGTAAATATCAAAATTTAAAAAGAGAATATACAAAGCAGATTAAATTATCTACAGATAGAAAAAAAGAAGTAGAAAGATTAAATAATATCATAAATAAAGGAATAGAAGCGATAAATTTATATCAAGATGAAAAGACCTTATCAGTAGGTTATCAAGATTTAAAAAGAATAAGGGGAATATTACAAGGTAATGAATT